GATTATAATAATTACACGGAACAGATATTAGATATAGTTTCATTCACCGATAAAAATGATCTATTCAGGATTGAGGGAGAATATATGAAAAAATATAATTGCGTCAATAAAGATTTACCCAAGGGATATGGTAATAATAAAAAAGAATACGATAGAAATAGATATTTAAATAGTAATAGGAAAGAAAAGAATGCATTACATTACAAGAATAATAAGGATAAAATAAATGAAAGGCGTAGAGAACAACATAGATTTAAAAGACAATGGGGAGATTTATTAAGTATTAAATACGATATTTTCAGTTAAGTCATTAGTTTGTCATTCTTTTTTAAAATTTAGTCATAATAATATTTATATATTTCATAAATATAAAATGACTGATTGTTTCCCAGAAATTACAATGCCTCCTGCTCCTGAAGAAGAAACCTCAGAACCTCTACCGCTCACAGACGAAGTTATACAAGAGCAGTTAGACATCGAAGAAAAAGAAATCGTAGAGTATGAAGAGCATGCGGAGCAGACGGAAGAAGAAGAAGAAGTTATTCCTGAACCAAAACGCAGACCTAAAATCCCACAGGATGAAATATTCTCTCCACCCAAAGTAAAAACAATTTTAGAAAAGGAAGAGATCCCTCAGGGATATGTTGCTAAAGGAAGAACACAAGCAGGGAAAGGAACACGAAAGAAAAGAGGTCCTGCAACACCAGAACAATTAGAAAGACTTGCAAAGGGTAGGGAAAAAGCAAAGGAAACTCGTTTGAGAAAAAAGAAAGAAAAAGAAGAAGCAAAAGCAAAGGAAATGGCAGATAAAGAACTTGTAGAAGCAGTGAGGGAAAGAGAGCGTAAGAAACTTCGTAAAAAATTAGAAATGCCGATAGAAGAAGAAGAAGGTCTTTCAGCAAAAGTTAAAATTGTAGAAACAGAAAAGGTTGTAGAAAAAGGATATTCCCAACAGGATCTTGACGACGCTGTTCAGAGGGCAGTAGAACAATCTGTTAATCGTGTAGAAATACTTCGCAAACAAAGAAAAGAAGCAAAAGCAAAAGCATTAGCAAAACAGAACCACGACGCTAAGGTTTTTAAAGAAGTTAATAGAGCATTAAAGACTTCTGTGTGGGACGATTGTTTTCTTTAAAAATTATTAAAACTAAAATATTATGTATATAGAAATATAAAATATGGAAGGCACCCAAGGTCCAAGAGTAATCCCTGTAAAAGATCCAGATACAACACCAAGTAATCATTCTCCTATTCACCCGAATTTACCACAAGTTGATGGGTTCGGTGGAGGAGCATTAGTTCTTTTAGTGTCTCCTGTCCGCACAGGGAAATCAACATTAATTTCTAATATGTTATTAAACGATCAGTTCTATGACGCTCAAGATAGATTTGATAATACAACAATTATATCTAATACAATCGCAAATGATATTACTTCACGATTTTTAAGAAAAGCATTTGATACTCACGACGCATATGACGATAGTATTATAGAAGGTCTTGTTAAGACACAGAAAGCATATGATAAAGAAGAACAACCAGAAATTGCAGTCGTTCTCGACGATTGCCTCGGGAGCATCCGTAGGGAAGCGAAGATCAATCATTTATGTAGTCGTTTCAGACACTTTAATATAAAACTATTAATTATTTCTTCACAGAATTTTAGGGCATGTTCGCCAATCATTAGGCAGAATGCTACAAATGTAATTGTAGGATCTCCTTTCCCCAACCAGAAAGAACTTGGTAAAATGGCAGAAGAGTATGGAGATGTTTTCGGTGGTGCAGATAATTGGTTAAAAATATACGCACAAGCAACTCCAAGTCGCTACGACTTCTTACACATGGATTTCCAATCCAATCCTCCAAAAGCAATGAGGAACTTTGAGGAAGTAATTGCCGAAGGTTCTAAAATTTTAAATTCACCTGAATAAAATAATATATTGTTCTCTGTATAAATATGTCAGATCATTATGGGGGACACGCAGAAGCATTCCAACTACAAAGTCAATTGGGACAACAAGCACAGGATATGAATGAATTAAGATTAAATGGGTGGAAAACACAATCACTTGCTTTTAAGAATTTAGATCATTCAGAACAACAAAAACAAGACGCAGATGTTAAAAATGATGTAGAAAGTGATGTCACTAAAATAGATCAAGTTTATGATGTCGGTAAGGCAGGATACAGAGCAGCAAAGGGAGCAGGGACTGTTCTACGCTATGGTGGTGGATTAAGACAAGCAGGAGCAGTCGCATTAAAAGCAGGTCGTGAAGTCGGTCAAAGTGCTAAAATATTCGGTGAAGGAGCAACTGCTGCAAAAGACATTACAGGAGTAGAGGGAGTTATTGCTGGAGCATTATTAAAGGGTGGTGGTGAAACCTTCGCAAAGGCGGGAGCAAAAGCATTCGGTGCTGTTGGAGCAGGAATTGCTGCTTATCAGGATATAGATGATCTTGTAGAAACTGGAAGTTTATTAAAAACAAAGGACGCTGCCGGAAATATTGTAGATCAGAATATCGGCGTCACTATTGGAAATTTCGCTACTCTTCTTGGTGGAGCATTAGATATAGGTGTTGCTTTCACAGGAGGAGCATTAGCACCTGTCGCTGCTGCTGTTAATCTTTTCGCTGCTGTTGATAGTGCTGTTGCTGGTGTAGAACAAGATAAAGAAGAAAAAGCAGAAGATGAAAAAGACGCACCTGACGCAACTCCTCCTCCTCCAGTAGCACCAGCAGCATTCGCCCAGTTCGGTCTTCTTGCAAATCAGTCTCACGATCCTCTCGCTCGTATTAATTAAACGAAGTAATACTATAAATTTATTTATCTATCATAATATTTTTTTTATTTATATCTTTATAAAAGTAAAGATGCCAAGAGTTAAAGCAGGTGAAATGTCTCTTAATGAAATCCGTAATATTGCTCGTCAGCACAATAAGGTCTCTACAATTAAAGGAATTGATACATTATCAAGAAAAGCACTCATAGAAGAAATATCAAATATGGGATATAATATCGATCACGAAAACAAAAGGATTGTAAAAAATAAAATGAATCGTAAGGTCAATAAAGAAATATCTGTTTCTACAGAAGGTGAAAGGAAACCCCAGAAAAGAACTAAAAAGAAAATGTTAAAAGAAGGTGGGGACGCTCCTGTAATGACAAAACCTAAAGCGAAAGCGAAACCTCCTCCTATTAAACCTGCTCTCGAGAAACAGAAAAAGAAAAAGGAAGAAAAAGAAAAGAAAAGAAAAGCACTCGCTTCTGGATATAGTTCGTGAATATAAAAAAAAACCATAAAATTTGATTGTTGCTACTAAAAAATTTGATAGTTTTAACAAGTGATACTAACAGGACATAAAAGAGAAAGAAAACAACTAAAAAATTTGATAGTTGGTAAAAAAAAGTATAAAAACACATAAAAGAGAAAGAAAATGTCGGGAACTGAACTGATTATGGGAATGGGTGAAGTAATCAACTACCTGAAAGAACTGGAAGAAAAGAACAAGAAACTGGAAGAAGAAAACAAGGATTTAAACTTCTCTCTCGCTGGTGCGAGGGAGGTTCGAAAGAGACTTGATCATGCGATCAAGAAACTGGAAGAAGAAAACAAGAAACTCAAAGAGGAGAAGTTTGTATATGATAAAGAAGTATGGTCTCCTGTGGAACTACATAGGATACTTGACAACTATGATCTTAACTGGAATGAAGTGTGTGAAGAGGTTAATAAACTCAAAGAAAAGAACAAGAAACTCAAAGAAGAAAAACAAAAATATCAACCAAAGGGTAGTCGTATTAACCACGACGGTTTTCATGATTATATGAAACAAGAAATTGATAAAATCAAGAACAAGTTAAATGTATCTGAAATAAAGCGAACAGAAGCAGAAGGTGAATTAGAAAGTTTCCAAGAATTCACTATGGAATACAATTACGAAGATACTTATAATGGTTGGTTAAGGGAAAATCACGAACATTACTATGGGACTTGGTTAGATAATTGGTGTAGCGAACATTTAGACAAGTATGAAGGCGGAGACGATTGGGATTGGGGATACGGATTCACTATCAAGGACGGACAGTATCGTATTACTATGGCGGGAGGTGGCGACCATTGGGAATATTATGTAATTACAAAGAATGGTTGTTTCATTCATAACAAGGAAGGTATGAAAAAGGTCTTTACATTTGTAAGTTGTCCAGAGGGTAATTATATTAAGGTATGGGACACTCCTGATATGGAAGGAGGTCTTGTTCTTGACGACGGTGAAACAAATATGTATGAAATGGTAAAGGAATCTTATGAAGAAGAAATTATGAACTTTACTTCAGATTAAATCTTCTCTTATAACTTGATATATTTTCTTTACGACTTGTAGAATTTCCCCACAATATATACCACGATAAATATCCTGCTCTTGTGTAATCACCAGTAGATAAATCTTTTTTATGTCTTGATCTATATCTTTTCCTTTGTTCTTTATCTTTTTTAATTGTATAATCGTCCATGCCTGCACTTCCAAAATGTGTCGTTTTAGTTCGCCCATTATCCTTGGTGAAAACCGCCATTAGTTTTTTCCCAGGTTTATTGCTCTTTTTAATTACAACAGAAACCATTTTATTATCTATTATTTTTTTTTAAAATACACCTGAAAATAAAATGTATTGATTAAGTATAAATATGAATCAGCACTTAGAAATTGTCCCGAGTAATATTACTTCAGACGGAAAGTTGTCCTACAAGAACGGACAACCGACTATCCAACTTCTTATTGGAGCACAGGATCGTTTTATCGTTCCTGGTTCTGTTCGCCTCACTGGTGAAATTACCATTAAAAAGAATGATACTATTATTCCCCTTGAGAGTGATGGTATTCGTATGAATGAGCGTCTTGGCGTTCATTCTGTTATTGATACTCTATCGATCTTTTCCCAGCGTAGTTCCCAGACCATAGAAACCATTAACCACCATAACAGATTTATGTCCTCCTACCTCAGCGTCACCCAGTCGCAAGGCGACTTCGCATGCCACGCTTACGAGACTTCCCTTCGTTTCCCTAACTACAAGGCACAGCAGTTAGGAGTAATTACAAATACCCAAGCAGCATCTGCTTCGGGTGGTGATTCACCGAATTCATTCTGTATCCCACTTGTTTCGGGTCTATTTTTAGGACAGGAACCAATCCCACTTTCTAACTCTTGGGGCGTTGGAGGACTTCTTGTAGAGATCCAATTAAGTCCAGACCAAAATGTTTTATTTTCCCAAGACAATAGCGATACTGCTCTCCTTGACGCATATTATGAACTATCAAATGTTCGTCTAATCTGTGAGGTCCAAACTCCTGGAGCAGATTTCCAACCGCAAATGACAAATACTTTCACCTACAATTCTATCAGTTCCTACTACAATACCATTAACTCCCGCAATGCTGTTCTGAATTTTAACCTTGGATTAAAATCTGTTCTTGGAGCATTTATGAATGTTGTTCCCAGTTCCCACATTAATAGTTGGACGAGGGACGGTCTTGCTACTCTTGGTTTCAGTAATAAGGACGGAAGTCGCAGTAAGGTTAATCAGTTAGTTTTCACCAGAGCAGGACAGAGGGTCCCCTTAGAATATAATATTGATACTCTACAGAAAACTGAAAAGGCAGGTTTTATTAATGAAAATGCTGACGCCCAGATTGTTAGGAATTATATGAATGCCGTTCAGAACTTTGCTAAGATTAATCGCACTTCTGTTGGTCCCGAAACCTTCCGTTCTATTGGTTATGGAACTAACTTTGCTGATGCTAAAACAATTGTGAAGGGAGGTTCAGCGTGGGGAATTGGAGTTGCTTACGATTCCATTAGTAATCAGGGACTCGATTTTGGTCAGGTTCCTTTCGGTGTTCAGTTAGATCTGGAATTAACTTCGGACCACCCGAATGCTGTATTCCTATTCGTGCATTCTCGCCAGACGATTATCTCCAGTGAAAGCAGCATCCAAGTAATGAAGTAATTTATAAATCTATTCTTACTCTCCGTGAAGTAAAATCCGTATTTTAAAATGTATCTTTTTTTTTTATATTTCCATTAAATATAATAATGGAACCACAATCGCAACCAGCAGCAACCCAAATCCCAGACCTCGTAAAAATTGGAAGTGTCGCCACAGATACAGCAATAAATGTTCAGACAGACATCCTCGATCCAGTCATTTTCTCTGAGCGTGAAGCACGATTTGTTTTAGACAACAAGGGAATCCTTCACTCAAATTCCCGTATTACATTCTCAACCGACGGTGATACTAATGCTTCAGGAAACGCCAGAGCATTCTTCCCTGCTGGCGTAGGAGTTCATTCTCTAATCCAGCGAGCAGCACTTCGTATCGGCACGAAGACTGTCTGTGAAATAGAAGATTACGCACACTTCGCTGCTTATGAAACTACTTTCCTTCCCCCAGACACAATCAAGGAGCGTGAGGGTGTAATGAGTGGTCGTTTCGTAGCAATTGCTCCAACTCTTCAGGAGCGTTCTGCCTCTTACACTTCTGCTTCCAACAGTGCTTCTATTACAGAAAGTCTTACAGAAGCAAAGAGTATTCAGGTTGATAATGGAACTTGCCCTACTCTCCAGAGTGGTATTGAGGAATATTGGAAACCAATCAACAATGCTTCTATTCCTGACCCGACCCGTGTCGTATTTGATTATCAGAAGGAAAGCAATAAACCAACATATTCTATTATGTTGGCAGACCTCTTTCCCTTCCTCAAGACCAATCAGTTGCCTCTCTTTATGATTCAGGAACAGGTTTCTATTCATTTAACTTTCACTCCACGCCAGTCGGGCACAGATAGTCTCCGTGTATCTTCTACTGGTGGTGCTGCTCTAACGAGGGATTGTAATCTATCACGAACAGATTGTCAGTTAATCAGTGATTATATTTTCTATCCACAGGAACTTATGGAACAGTATCGTCAGGCGAATGCTAATATGCAATTTGCCTATGTAGATTATCAGTTCGTAAAGCGGACTGTTTCTGCTACTGAATTTTCTACGGGTCTTATCCAGAATGTTGGCGGTGCGGGTCGTGTAGTTAATAAGGTCTTTGTTGCGGCACAGGAAAGCGACGATAAAAATGGTGGATTACTAAATAACTATATTGCTGAGGGTCCCGCTATTTCAGCGACTTCCACGGGTAAAGTAAAGAATAATCTTAAATACAATGATAATTTCCTTTATCCTATCGATGTAGAAAATGATGCCCGTCATTACCACAATGTATTTATGAGCGAGGGTCGTGTCCCATATATCTCCCGTGATTTATATCGTGGAGAAGGTCGTTTAGCAACGAACAATGTTGATACTCCTGGAGCAGTAGAGTTTGAGGACTTCCCAGCAGACAGTGATTTACGCCAGAAGTTCTTCTACACGGCATTTCGTCTTAACAAGGGTGAGCGAGTCAATTCCCGTGGTATAGAACTCTATGACACACGAACTACGATGGGCGGTGCTTCTACTCTTCGTTGCTGGTTGCAGGTAATGAAGGTCGCCCAACTGACCGACGGAATGTTCTCCATGTCTTTTGCTTAACTATTTAAATTTACTAACTTATATTTTTTATCAATATCTCTATTATAAATGTCAGGATTAACCCGAACAACATTAATAGAGTGTCCTCGATCTCAATCAGATGAAGGTATGGCAAATAATAATCAAAATCCTTCACGCTGGACCAACCAAACTGGAGACGGGATTCATTTAAAACCAGGAGATAAAATATCAGTTCATAGTTCTTATGTCAGCGAAATAGGTGCAGAAGCAGGACAAATCCAAATTAAAGGACAAGAACTAAATGCTTCTGTGGAAATAGAAACAACAGATACAACGAATTCATTAT